CCCAAGCGTGAAGAATGGATTGAGGATTATTACCTTCAGTTAACGGCTTACGCCATGGCGCATAATTATACCTTTGGAACAAATCTTAGCCAAGGCTACATTTTAATGTGCAGCCGCGATGGTTATTTTCAACAATTTCATTTAACACCAAACATGTTCCCTATGTATTCAGAGAAATGGAAAAAACGATTAGAGACTTATTATGGCTGAATTTATTTTTGGTCCTCCAGGAACCGGCAAGACAACAACGCTTCTTGACATTGTAAGCGAAGAGCTGTCACAAGGTACATCCCCCAATCAGATAGGATATTTTTCTTTTACGACGAAGGCCGCTCTGGAAGCGATCAATAGGGCTGTTAAAAAATTTAATCGAAATCATAAGGAGTTTCCTTATTTTAAGACTCTCCACGCCCTTGCTCGTTTTTGCTTGCATCTGGATCGTACTTCCATCATGCAGGACAAGGACTATGAGGATTTTTCCAATCTTATAGGCATCAAGATTCATAATCCTGGTTCCAGACTAGAGGAGTTTGGCGCCGCTCTTCATGATGATGCTCACCTATCCCTCATTGACCGTTACAGAATAAAAAAAACTTCCCTATACGAAGAGTTTAGGCAGCATGGACACCTTGAAGGAGGATGGAAAAAATTAGATAAATTGGACAGAGGCTTTACAGCTTTCAAATCGGCTCGTAATCTTTTTGATTTTACGGACATGCTCAAAGGTTTAATTTTAGAGGAGGAAAAAATCCCTTTCTTTAAAGTCCTTATCATTGATGAAGCGCAGGATCTCAGTCCCCTTCAATGGGAATTGGTGGATAAGCTTATTCTTCGTTCTGAAAAAGTTCATGTAGCCGCCGATGATGATCAAGCCATCTTTGGATGGACGGGAGCTGACGTTAATGAACTATTAAAACGGGCAAATAAACCGGGAAACACGAAGAGTGTATTAAGACAATCGTACCGCATTCCCTCCTCCATTCATCCCTACGCAACAGCCCTTATAAACCGAAACAAGAACCGTGAACCCAAGATATGGTATCCCCGCAAAGAAAAAGGATTGATTTCGTTTCCCAACTACAAGGATCTCTCCTTATTCAACGAGGGAAACTGGCTACTTCTCGCGCCCACGGGATATCAACTTGACAAGATTTGTTCGGACATGAAACACCGAGGAATTTTTTTCAGTAGAAAAGGATTTTTCTCCGTGCCGCAGGAGGTTCTGGACGCCATGTTTACGTGGGAAAATTTATTGAATGGAAATGCTATCTCTCTTGAGGACGTTAAGTTGATTTACACCTACATCAGTTCCAAGACAGGACTAAAATGGGGAGCAAAGAAGATGGTAGGGGTAATTGAAAACGAAACTTTTACGTTCGATAAATTAAAGGGACAGCACGGCTTACTGATCGAGAAGGGAACACCGTGGCACGCGGCCCTGGATCGAATTAAAGAAAGAGAAAAAAGATCAATTAAATCCCTATTAAAAAAGAAGGAAAATCTTAGAAAACCTCCTCGAATTACAGCTTCCACTATTCACGGAGCTAAGGGTGGCGAAGCAGATAAAGTTATGTTATTAACCGACATATCGAGAAAGGGGTTAGATGCGTATTATAAAAATGCGGAAGAAACAAGAAAGGTTTTTTATACCGGGATGACGCGAGCGAAACAGGAGCTCTATGTGGTTGCACCGGAAACAGAAGTAGAATTTGGAGAAATACGTTATGAGCATCAAAAGCGCCAAAGATAAACAAGTAATGGGAACCCATTACAAGGATTGTCCCATTCAACCTATTGATTATATCATAGATAACGGATTAGGTTGGTGTGAAGGAAACATCGTTAAGTACATCACGCGCCATAATAAAAAGGGAGGCGAAGAAGATATAAAAAAAGTAATTCACTACGCTGAACTTTTATTGGAGAAAAAATATGGAAAATAACGAATGGCTTCCACCGGAAATGGTCCCTAATCTTACCAATGCAGAGGAAATAGCCATTGATCTGGAGACCTATGATCCTGGACTTAAGGAGAAAGGACCGGGGTGGGCTCGTAATCAAGGTAAAGTTGTAGGAGTCGCTTTAGCAGTTGACGGATGGAAAGGATATTTTCCTGTAGCACATGAAGGGGGAGGAAACTTCGATGCTAAAATTTTAAAACGACGTTTAAACTATATTTTAAACTGTGATGTTCCTAAAATTTTTCATAACGCTTCCTATGATATTGGATGGTTGCGTCGTTGGGGAGTGGAAGTTAAAGGACGTATCATTGATACAATGATTGCAGCTCCCCTCATTGACGAGAACCGAACTTCACGAGGGAAGCACTATAGTTTAAACGATCTCTCTAAAGATTATCTAGGAGAAAAGAAAAAAGAAGATGAATTATATTCAAAAGGATTAGAACATGGTGTGGACCCAAAAGGGGAGATGCATAAATTACCAGCCATGGTAGTGGGGCCATATGCAGAAAAAGACGCAGAGTTGACATTAAAATTATGGCAATACTTTAGAAAGGAAATTAACAAGCAGGAATTAAATAATGTTTTTGATTTAGAGACGGATCTTTTACCAATCTTAATTGACATGAAATGGAAGGGAGTGAACGTTGATATTGAACGTGCAGAAAAAATTAAAAAAGATCTGGCAAAAAAAGAGAAGGTAATACTTAATCAAATTCTAAAGGAGACAGGGGTAGCTGTCGAAATTTGGGCCCCCTCAAGTGTGGCTAAGGCTTTTGATGCGGTAGGTTTACCCTACAATCGCACAGAAATAAATAACCAACCAAGTTTTCATAAACAATTTTTAAATAATCATACCCACGCTCTGCCTAAGATGATTGTCAATGCCCGGGAAATTAACAAAGCCCGAACAACTTTTATTGATTCTATTTTACGTCATGAACATAAGGGAAGAATTCACGCCGATATTAATCAATTAAAGACAGAAACAGGGGGAACTGTTTCGGGCAGACTTTCCATGCAACATCCTAATTTACAGCAGATCCCTGCTCGTCATCCAGATCTTGGACCGCTTATCCGAAGTATTTTTATTCCCGATGAGGATTGTAAATGGGGAAGTTTTGATTATTCTCAACAAGAACCTCGTATTCTACTGCATTTCGCTGCGGGGATTAATAACGGAAAGGGATTGAAAGGAACGAAGGAATTAGTGGAATTGTATCACAAGGAAGATCCGGATTTTCATCAAGCTGTAGCTGACTTGGCGGGAATAGATCGAAAGACAGCAAAAACCATAAACCTGGGACTTGCCTACGGCATGGGGAAAAAGAAACTGGGAAATGAATTAGGATTAAGTGAAGGGGACACCAACGAATTATTTAAAAGATATCATTCCCAAGTTCCTTTTTTAAAAGCTTTAACAGAAGAAGCGATGAGATGGGCAAACAGCAGTGGGTACCTCAGAACTTTGGAAGGAAGACGATGCCGTTTTGAACTATGGCAGCCTGCTACGTTCGAATTGCAAAAACCTTTACCCTATAAGGAAGCACATCAGGAATATGTCTTGAACCAACGTAAAGGATTAAGGAGGGCATTTACCTATAAAGCCTTGAACAGGTTAATACAGGGAAGCGCCGCCGATCAGACAAAAAAAGCTATGGTAGCCTTGGGTAAAATGGGTATTACCCCTCAAATTCAGGTCCACGATGAATTAAATTTATCCATTCCTATCGACCAAAAAGAAGAATTGATTAAAACAGTTAAAATGCTAATGGAAACATGCATGGAACTCAGCATTCCATCCAAGGTAGAAACTAAAATAGGAGATTCATGGGGGCATCTAACGAAAATTACGCCTACGCCGCCGGACTCATAGACGGAGAGGGACATATCTCCATAATTAACCGCCTGGATAGAAGGACGGGAGTACCCGTTATTGTCGTAGAAATGAGCTCTTACGAGGTTATTACCTATCTTCGGGATACATTTAACTTGGGAAGTATTCATCGCTGTAAAAAGCGAAAAGATCACTATAAACAGACCTGGAGCTGGAAGGTTACCTACCGTCAGGCTCACAGTGTTGCTCGAAAAATATACCCCTATATAATAGAAAAAAAGGATAAAACGTACTGTATTTTACAGTATTATCCTGAAAACGCTTGATTTTCCCTTTTAAATATCCTATAAAATCCCATATATTAAAGGAGAAAGTATGACAGATATTAGTAAATATAAATCAGTCGCTGTGAAAAAAGGAACCCACTCACAGCTTAAAGAATTAGGGAGTCCCGACTTTAGATCTGTTTCTGGAGTCATTGATTGGTTAGTAGATGCAGAAATAAAACGAAGAAAGAAGAGGAAAAAATGACAGAAAGTTCATTTAAAAGAATAAAGAGAACAGCGGAGATGAGCGAAAAAGCTAAAAAAATTTTAAAAGCTTTAAAAGATACTGTTTCTGCAGCTCGTGAAAAAAGGGCTACAGATGTATCAGATGCTATAAAAATAGTAGAAAACACATTAATAAAAAATGATGCAATAGTAGATATGATGATTGCAGCATCAGATTCGAGGGCCCGTGAATAATGTAAAGAATTTATTTGTGTACGGAACGCTGAAGGAAGGGGGACACTTGCATGATGTTTATTTAAAAAATCAAACATTCATGGGAACCTATTACAGTGAACCCGATTATTTCATGTTTGACCATGGACCTTATCCAATAGTTTTCCCTGTTAAAAAGGGAACGGGTCAAATCGTCGAGGGGGAAATTTACGAAGTAGATTCCTCTAAATTTGGTACCGTAAGGACGATGGAAGAGGGAGCCGGTTATGATGTCATAACGGATATTTTCCTCTCCAAAGGAGGCATGATTCACCGCGTAGCTTCACTCTTTGCTTATCCTCCGCAATACTTCAAGGTCCCTAGTGACTTTGAAATGAAAAAAGGAGTTGTAAGCTGGGCAGTGTAGATATCTTGTAATTTAATGAGATATCGGCTATATTGTGGCACGACATTAAATTAAGGAGGTCTGAAATGACTGATATAACCAAAATCGTGTCGCAGGTAGTTGATATTCCAGGAAAAATGGAAGTCTTAGTGACTTACATTGACGGAACTTCTATGAAATTTTCACTAAAAGAATGGAAACAAGTTATTATTAAAGGACGTGAGGCCTATACATTTTTAGCCGCCAGCGAGGACTACAAAAACCTCGTCCAGCACGATTAAGCGCCACAAGAATCACATTCTTCTTCGGTCAGGACAGTGTCTTTGTCTTCTAACTTTATTTCTTTTCCGGCATCCATTCCTGGAGGCAACGGATTTGACGTTGTTACTTTGATTTGATTATCTTCATTCCATTTGTCTTTTCCCCATCCATTTTCTGGAGAAGGGGGTTTAAACGAAGTGTTTACTGATTCCATAATACTTCCATTTTCAGCCTCGGGAGAAAACAATGCTAATTTGTATTTCTCTTCTAAAATCTTAACTTTTTCTGCTAAATACGCTGTCGCTTGAAGCGCTTTTTGATAATCTTTGCGTGAAACGCAGTCACATGTCCCACCACAATTACATTGTTTTTCCATTCTGTTCTCCTTGTTTACAATTTTGGGGTGAGAACTAATTTAAACACATCGTCATCATATATCAAGAAATATTTTTTTAATTGTTTTCTTGACACGAATTTAAGCCCTTTTAAGGGGTATAGGGTAGGTTAATGCACTTCGTTTCCCCAAACATCCCATCCTTCTACTTTTCGTCTTGCAAACAATTCAATTCTTGGAAGATCGCCACATAGTTCTACTATGCGATCTCTTACACAATCTGGTTTTCGTGAATGTTCTCTTAATTTATCTATAACTAATTGTTTTACCTTTTTAGATTTTCTTTCAAATTTGCCTTTTCTACCAATTAAACAGATTTCACAATTTGAATTAGTATAAAATCCTAAACCAGAAGAATAACCATTATTTTTGTTAGTTTTAACCCAAGTAAAAGCAACAGTTTTATATGTAAAACCCCAAGATTTTAATACTTCTAAACCTTCTATTAAATTTGGATAAGTAACCCATAAAAATAACATACAGTTATTATCTGCAATTTGAGAAACATTTAATTTCTTTATTTCTTCTACACTTAAAGTTTTATAATGGGCTGAAACATCTCCGTGTGATTTTCCTTTTCCTTGAAAATTATTATAACTCCAAGCTGGGTCAGCGTATATGATATTATATTTCTTATCAGGAAAAGGTATCACTTATCTCTTCTTCTTGACACGGTTCCAATTTTTCTCGTTTTACTATCCAAGGCTTGGGAATAACAAGGCCCCGCCCCCCGTTCTGATCAGTCTCGTCCCAACAGGCAATCAATGTTATTTTCTCCTCGTTCTCTTTAATCAACCAACCAACGCTTTCAACACCAAGCAATTTTTTATCCTTCATTTCTTGAAGAGGTAACCATCCTGTTTCAATGTCCGTGGCGTCCAGCCACGTAATCTTGACTAGGGGGAAGGTCATCTTTTTATTCCAACGTTAAAATTAACAGCAACAGATATCCTCCTTTTCTTACTTTTATTCAGTGCCACTCTGTGAGGAAGCCAGGAAGGAAATAATAATAAATCATGATCCTGTGGAACACGTTCAATATTCTGGGCATTTATGTAATTAGACTCTCCAATCAAAGGGTGATACTGCACGGCCCCTGGTCTAGGATCGCAAAAAACAAGAGGTCCCTGTTCAGGACCGTGTGTCTCTACGTAATAGACGGCGGAAAGAATGCAGTTTCCATGCACGTGCGTATTATTCGATCCTCCCGGCGGATTCACATTGGCCCACGCACCGCCTTCTGAAAAAAACTTTCTATCCTTAAGCTGCCATCCCATTGTTTTTCCGTATATAGGCGCGTATTCATCAGCAATGGTCTTGGTCAAATTCCCCAACGACCCTGTGTGTGTTGTTTTAGAGTGCCATCCCCCCATGTTTGACCTAACGATTCCAGGGTCCTTTTTAATCCATCTCCTTATTTCTTTTAATACCTCATCCCGCAGCTCGGGATATTTTTCCTTTAAATTAAACTGCATGGCCAGGGTGGCAAACATCATTTGCCCTACCACAACGGGAGGAGTGTTATTTGTTTTCATTTTTCTCCGGTATGGGAATAGCCTGAACGTTAAAGGACATCGACCGTCTTTCCCCTTCCCCTCTAAAAGGTGAAACGGAATGTCCCAGCCACGCGGGAAAAACATACATGTCACCGCGCTTGGGGAGTTTGTTATGTGTCATGCCGAAACGAAGTGTTAGGGCATCATATTCCCTGTTATTGTGAAAGGTTAGCCATCCATCCGGTTCGGAATCCTTGTTGATCTGTTCGGGAACCTTGATATAAATAATTCCCGATAGCGTTCCGCTATGGGTATGAACGGGATTGTAGTCTCCCGCGTACTGTGAGACAATCCATGCTTTCTGGAAAATCAGGTCAAAATTCTTCCACATCTTGATTCCCCTTCCGTCAAATATGGTCATAGCCTTTATATAGCCCTTGCATGCCTGGAGTATCCCTGTTTCAATAAAAGTTTTCATGTACCCTTCACGGGGAACGGCTATTTGCTGTCCGTCATGTATTTTTCCTGCAAGCTGTCCGGAATGATCCTCCTTGTCCTTGGCATGAAGAAGTCTTGCTGTTAAGATCTCGAGTTGAACCACTATGTCATCAGGCAGTGGGACATGGCATATGGGAATAGAAAAAAGATAATCAATTTTCGCCTGAACGTTTACCGGTTCTATTGTCATAGCAACGGTGTCCCCCACTTTCCTTTCATTGTCTTGTCCACGCGTATCCACGCCGGGCATAGATTGGAACTGAATGCCATCCCAAAATCACCTTCCTCGTTCGCGTAGCGCTTTATTCCCTCACGCACACCCTTTTCCTGAAAGTCGTCACCGGCAATTACGCCCGTCTTCTTCAGCTTCGGCATCCACGCCTTGAGGTCCTGGTACACGTTGTCTCCGTCATGGGCTCCGTCAATCATGATGAAGTCAAGCGACTTGTCCTTGTATAGCCTTGCGGCCCGCGCGCTTTCCATTTCAATGGGGTTGATGATGTGTTTCACGGGTTCAATATTTTTTATAAACTGCTTAAATAAATTTTTTTTCTTCAGGTTCTTCATGATCCATCGCAATGATTCCGTTCCCATGTGCTTGTCAATCTCCTGGTCACTCAGGTTGTGCTCCCACGATCCCTTCCAGGTATCGACGCAGTCAAACTTAATTTTCTTTCCTGAGTTGTGAATGTTTGTCGCCATGTAGGATGAGCTCCTTCCCTTCCAGCTTCCTATTTCCACGAAATGGGACCCATTCCCAAACCATGAAAGAGCCATATCATAAACATCGGCGTAGTTAAACCATCCCTGAATGGTAAAATAGAAATGGTCTATTTTTTCTTGACTGTCCACGGAACTCCTTTTCCTTCCATCTCCTTTATCTCCTCCTTTAAATCATCCTTTTTTCGGAGTAAAGCGATTGTTTTGAGTTGTTCCTGGAAATTGCCCGTGAACTTGGCAGCTCCCTCGTGTCGCATGTTTGCCGTGCAGAAGACCCATATCTCGCGGCCCGCGGCCTGAACGCGTTCGCAAAAGGCAAAATCCTC